ACAGAAAATTTTAAAATCAGATATACCGATTGATGTTTTAGAAAGGATTAATGACGCAGTTTCAAGAACAAACATAATAACTACAAACTCTTATTTTTTATTGAGATTATGGGTGCTTCAAAAGTATCATAACAATCAGGAAATACCAATTATAACAGAAGATACAATTAGAATGTCTATGAAATCATTAGTGAAAGCATCAGCAGGACCGAAACCCAAAGGAAATAATTTAGCACTACTTCAAGAATTTCAAAATATTGGTAATTCTATATTTACACTACAAGATGGTAAGAATTTATCTGCTATTTTAGATTATTATGCTACTACGATGATAACTGCTATTGAAAATAACATCAAAATGCACTTTATTGACTACATTAAACGGTTTGTTAATTCTTACTTTAAAAATATATACCAAAATGAACTTCAAAACAAAGAGTTCAAGAAACAATTTTATAAAGAACTACAACAAGTAAAAAATGATATCATAAACGATGCTGAAATTTTAACCTGCGATGAAAAATACCATAATTGGTTGAATGATAATAGATACAAAATTGTTCCAGAGAATTATGATACAAGTTATTTTTATGATATAAAGGTCAATCCACAAAAATATTTGAAACACATGATATTTATGAATTTGCAGTTAGAAGAAATGAATACAAAAATGTTCCAGTTTTTTCCACTTCAAACCCATCTAATACCAAGGCATATACAAATAGACACAAAATCTCTTGTAGAACTACTTATTGATAGTGATAAAAAACAATATTTTGATAATATTGAAACAAATAAAGAAAAATTATGGAATAAATTTTTTAAACTGCATCATATGAATAAGTATGTTTTTGATTATACCATTATAACCGATGGATATTCGGTTTCATTACGATTTTTACATACTGACTTTGTAAATGAAGAGAGAATAAAGAAAGATAAGATGAAGAATGGAAAGAAACTAATGAAAGGACTTACTGACGAGGAAAAAGAGATTAAAAAACAAGAAAAGCAAGTGCAACAAAATAAGTTAAAAGAAGAAAATAGAAAAAGAAGACAATTAGAAAAAAAGGAAAATAAAGAATCAAAGAAAGAAGTATTACACGAGTTTCCGTATATTGATGAAGTTTCAAAGGATTTTTTAGATGGAAAACATCTATTTATTGACCCTGGAAAGCGTAGTTTATTAACGATGATGGATGATGATGGTAATTATTTTTCATATACAAATAAGCAACGAATAAAAGAAACAAAGCGAATAAAATATTCATCATTATTAAAAAATTATAAGGATAAACAACGCATTACTGAAATTGAAAATACATTATCATTATTCAATTCAAAAACATGTGATATTGAAAAATTTAAAGAATATATCAAAGAAAAACTAAAAGTAAATGATGCTATTGCGAAATTATATCAAGATGAAAAATTCAGAAAATACAAATGGTATTCGTATATCAATACAAAAAGAACAGAAGACAATATGTTAAATAAGATTGAGAACAAATATGGTAAGGATATAAAAATCATAATTGGTGATTGGAGTATTGGAAAACAGATGAGAAATTTTATATCAACTCCAAATTTATCAATAAAAAGAAAACTAAATACCAGATTTGAAGTTTATAATATAGATGAATTTAGAACATCATGCCTGAATTACAAAACAGAAGAATTATGTAATAATTTATATTTACCAGATAAGAGAAACATAGAACGAAAGATGCATTCAATCCTAACATTTAAAATGGAAAACAAACGGAAGGGATGTATCAATCGTGATAAGAATGGATGTAAAAATATACAAAAGGTATTTAATCACTATATAGAAACAGGAGAAAGACCTGAAAAATATAAGCGTGATTATAAGTTTCAATAAAATATACTAACCACTACAATCGTAATTGGTTGTAGTCGTCAAATAGTATAATGCTCTTTAAGAGTGCATTTATATCACCAAAGAGATTAACTGAACGATTTTTTATTTTTTTATAGAAAGTTTGTCTCATTTTTCTTTTCGGTCGGTGTAATTGCAAGAATCCTTTATAACTGTTTGATATAATAAATGCACATCATGTCATCATGGCATCATGGCATCATGGCATCATGGCATCATGGCATCATGGCATCATGGCATCATGACATCATGGCATCATGGCATCATAACATAGACTCTATCCACGCATAATTCGGTGTTTGTCCCGCTTTCAGGGAATGCAGCGCCTCCAAAATGTCGGCCCAATCATCCTTGTGCCGTTCGCACAGTTCCGCGCACAGTTCGGCCGGCGTCGTGTTGTCTTTTATATATGCCGCCTCACTTTCGGAATATCCCATCCAAGGCAGCCCGCCACCATTGGCCACATAAATGAGCGAATACATCATGGATATGAGGTCGTCCCTGCGGCCCAGCGGTTCGCCCCGGTGTGCAAAAACGCTGGCGTATCGCGGGCTTCCAATCAACGGGACCAAGCGGTTCTCCGCATCATCAATCGGGTTCTTGATCCGCTTGGCCATTCCGAAATCAATGAGATACAGCAACGGAATCGGCACTGATTGCGATTGTGTTACGGCACGCCTTGACAGGTCCAGCACGGGGGTGCGCGCAAAAAGGAAATTGTCGGGCTTCACGTCGCGATGCAGCATGCCACGCGTGTGAATGCATTGCAGCCGTTGCAGCATTTGGCGCCCGATTCTCGTGATAAATTCGGAGTGAGCTGGAGGCGGATTTTTCGCAATGTCGGCGGGCATGTCCATCCGTTGCGAAGTTGCCAGCGTTTCCAGCGACGGTCCCAACAATTCGGTCACCATGAAAATGCCGTCCATGTCGTCCTTGCGCCCGAAATACCGGAGCCGGGGAATTCCCGGCGCCCCTTGAAGCAGCTGCAGCACCCGCGACTCGTACTGCAGCGTGGGCGCAGGATTGCCGCGAATGCGCTCCATTTTCACCGCCACGGGGTCGCCCGTGCTGGCGCTGTCCGCGCTCCACACTTCGCCAAACGCGCCCGACCCAATGCACTCGCACAACACATACTTGTCCAAAATGCGCGTTCCTGATTTATACATATGAGAGAAAATGCAACACAACAACGCTGTTGAATAGGTGCTATTAGTTGCTATTAAATAATCAATGTGTGTTTAATATGATTTTTAAACACATACGTCATGGCATTGCCATATCGGATGACACTCCCGTTTTGGCCAAATGCACCTCCTTGAGAAACGCCTTGATGATTTTCTTGTTGGCGCGCTCGTCGTTCTCAATTTTTTTGTACAGCTCCTTGCAAATGTTATGGTATTCGGTGTGCATGCGCTCCTTGGTTTCCCACCCCGGGTGCGCGTTCATCCAATCCTGAATGACCCGCGTCTGGTAGCACGACGTCAAGTAAATGAACTTGTTGATGTGCTCGTGCAGGTCGTCCTTGATCCACTCGTCGTTCTTCACGTACATGGTTTCGCGCTTCAAGTCCGTGCAGTGAATGGGCCGCTTGTGCACGTCCATGCCCTTCAAATTATTAACAATGATGGAGCTCACGCCCTCCACGATGCCGTTGGTCTTGGTGAATTCCAAATCCTGCAGCGTGATTTTCAGGGTTTTCACGAAATCGCTCAGGTTGATGGCGTCCTTGCAGTCCGTGTTCAAAAACACCTGCAGGTTGAACTGCGTGTTGTTGGTGATGTTGTTCGTGTTGTTGGTGATACGGTTGCCGCCCGAACCCGCCATGGTGAGCGCCAGCGTGCTGTCATTCGCCATCTTCGTCTGAATCGCGTCCACCAGGATCTTGTTCTGACTGATCATGTCCTTGTTCTGCGACACCACCTCCTTGTTGTGCGCCATCAAATCCTTCACCACTTCAATCAAATCCGAAAACTGCTTGTCTTGGGGTTGTTGTTGTTGTTGTTGTTGCTGCTGTTGTTGCTGCTGTTGTTGTTGTTGTTGTTGTTGTTGTTGCTGCTGTGCTGCAGCATGCGTGCGCTTGTGAATGCTCAGCCCCGAGCGAAACTTGTATGTTTTACCACAGATGTCACACCCATGCACTATGGTATTTGTAACAATTGATCCTTGATCAATGAGTTTGATTTTGTTTTTATGCTTAGCGGTGTTTAGGTGTCTGTCGTAATCACATTTATGCGCACATGCAACGTCACAAATTTCACAATGATACTCCATTGAAAAAAGCATGAAACAATATACAATGCTACATATATTATATTTAACTGAAAATCAACTAAATACATTCATCGGCGAAATGTTATCATTGTTATCATCTAGATGCATTTCATTGCGCATACCACAAATCGCAAATGCATGAGCCATGTTAAACATCTCATGTAAAAAATTGGATTACAAATTCGCCGAATATGTTATCGCAATGTTATCATTGGGTTATCATTTAAGACAGTCCCAAAAACAGAGTTTCATTTTTTCGGAAAAAAGCTTTTCGCATTTTTAGGGGGTGCAATCGCGCGCAATGGGGCTGAGGCATGTCCCAAAATCGGGGTTTCTTGTTTTCAGAAAATCACTTTTGCCCTTTTTGGGGGATGCCATAAAACCGTGTTTTTGGGGTAAAATGGGGCTGATGCATGTCCAAAAATCGGGGTTTCTTGTTTTCCGGAAAAAGCTTTTGCCAAAAATGGGACATAAAACGGCCCAAAATGGCCCAAAATGGCCCAAAATGGCCCAAAACGGCATGCGCATGTCCCTTTTTTGGACATTCTTGTTTTCGGAAAAAAGGTTTTGCCGAAAAAGGGACATGCTAAAAAAAGCAGGTTTTCAATATTTTTCAAATGCACGAAAATTGCCACACGATACATGCTCACAAAAAATGGAAATAATTCTTGTCGCCGAATTTGGCGAAATGTTATCATTTTGTTATCATTTTGTTATCATCTAGGAGATTCAATGCAACAGCATCGGAATAGATGACACCATATGAGATGATAAAAACCGATATTAAAATCCGCTCGTAAAATTCGGCGAAAATGTTATCATTTTGTTATCATTTTGTTATCATTGTTATTAATAACATTTTTTACGACGGTTGCACCGGTTGGTGCCTTTTTTTAAGTTTTTTTTGGCGCCAAAAAATGACTTTTTCCCTCCCTCAAAAACATGTGACCATTATGCTCTCGTTTTTTTACAAAATTTCATGATTTAAAAATTGTTATTTTTCGATTCGACTTTGCACAAAAGTCAAAAAATTTCTGAGAAAATGGACAAGAATCGATGTCCAAAAATGAGATCGACGAAAGACTTTTGGGAAAATTCGACGCGCACTAGGTAAATTGCGGAACTTTTTTTAGAACACGCGCACTGTGACCATAACGCTCTCATTTTTAACACGGTGTTAAAAGTGACCAAAAATCATCTAGAGAGAATTTGCGACATTTTGGGCCCAAAACCTGCATTTTTGGGCGTTTGCGCATGTCCCAAAATCGGGGTTTCTTATTTTCAGAAAACTAGTGCCCCCGTTTTTGGGACATACCACAATTCGTTGATTAACATGAGGTTATGGTTAACTACATGTTAATAAAAATGCAAACTCAATTTAGGTTCTACGCGATATGGCCCTGCTATTTCGCACCGTTCCTGTGCCACTTGACACCGTGTGCGACTTATAATACACTTGCGCGTTATTTGAAAACATTCCACCAAATGCTGCACTAATGGGAACAGCGGGCGCGGGCGCGGGAACAGTGGGCGCGGGCGTGGGAACAGTGGGCGCGGGCGTGGGAACCGAAGGCGCGGGAACAGTAGGCGCGGGCGTGGGAACAGATTGTATAGTGTCTGTGGACGCAAACATAATTTGATTGATGCCATTCATCTGTGGAACACCCAATCCGGTTGCAATGTCATAGCCAGTGCCGGCAGAAAAAGTTTTGCCACTATTCAATGGTCCCAAATCGGCATCAGTGTGGAGCGTAGTGGTTCCTTCTATTATATCATAAAACATGGAGGACGCATGTGCACTGTAATTGCTGTAAAGAAAGGTCTGCAAATTAACAGAGGTGGACAAAGTGGTAGATCCGACATCAGTCATTCTTGTGGTCAAGGGGAGTTTGTTTTCATTGATTCTACGTTGGCTTAAATGGGAAAACAACCCAGCAAGCAACGGGCTTGCAAGTGAAGTTCCTCCAACTATTTGTTTCATGAGTTTAGTTCCATCATTATTGGTGAAAATGACCGTCAATCCAGTGGCTGGATCGGCTAGCGAACACATGTCCGGACAAGCGCGTTTGCTATATGAAGAAAGTGCTGCCAATCCATCCTGATATGCGGGTCTGGAATAGGCGCCACCAAATGTGGAATGAGAGAACCCAGTTCCACCTCCTGGACTTTGTTTGGTTGCATCTGAGTTGGTTGCACCAACCCATAACCTTAAATTAGGATTTGTGGATGATACAAAGTCATTGGAATTGTAGTAGAGAGTGGCACCTCCAACGCACATGACATTGGATGACGTGGCTGGATATCCGGCCCAACGATAGTTTCCGGCTGCTCCAAAATAGCATATTCGTGGATTTATAAAAATTTCATCATCAAACATCTCACGATCACCGCCTGGTTCAGCGTCTCCCCACGACATGTTGACATAATCGGTGGTCCCGTGTGGATTGGTCGTAAAGTTGGAATCGGTTGACGCATAAATCACACTGTTCACTAGCTCAAATTCGTGAGCATTGATTATGCGAAAATGCGCATTTGGATTCATGGCAATTGCCCAAAAGTTAAGTATCATTTCGCCCAACCAACCAAACAGTTTTTCATCACCTTCCACGGAACCACTGGTGTAGGTGTCAATTGGATTAATGGAACTAATGCTGGTTCGGTTATTCGGACTAACCCCGCTCAAATTTGAACCATTGGTGGTTATGTAATTACTGAGTCCATTAATGAGACCTTGATTCACCGACGCTTGTGCTGCACTAGCCACTGATGGATTGCCAAAATACGAGTTTCCACTTACGTCCACGAAGGGAGCCAAATTGATGACTTCAATTTCTCTTTGTGCAAACCCATACACGGTGCAAAATGCATTGAAACAATTTTGAACATATGTGGCTGGCCAATTGTGGGCAATGGTGATTGCAATCACCACCTTTTTTTTGCCCACATCATTCGTGACATTCAATGACGATGCACCATGCACCTGTCTGAGTTCGCTGGGCAAATAAGGACTATTATTATTATTCACATTTCTGGGAATGGAAATCAATCCATCCCTCACATCGCGATCATACTGCGCCTCGTTGAACACAATGTGGGGTGGCTTAAATTTAATTGTATTTAAATGCGCATGCAATGCCTCTCTTGTCATTTGAGGTGCGGTCATGATTTTGATTCCCAAGGTTATATAGTACCGTGATATATTTGTTTGTTATGAGTTTCTTAATTACACAAATCGCAATTGGTGCCTTTTTTTAAGCTGGAGGGGGTTCCGATGTCACGATGGATTTCCATATGAAAATCAAAAAATTGAAAGCGGATCAAAGATGATTTAACCTACATCAGTGTTTCTACCAATCAAACGAACGAACGAACGATGAATTCTACGACGACTTACAAAGGATTCCGCTTGACCCAAAGTGGAACGAACAACATGGACGAATTGAGGAAGATTGTGGACGATTTCCTGAGAGAAATCGGGCAATGCCCGCTGGACGTTACTGTGTGTCGCACTGCCTTGTCACTGCTGAGCGCACATGGCATGCTGATTGCATTCACGCCGGACCAAAACCAAAAAATGAAGTTGAAGGAAAACAACCCGGTCGGAGGATCCCTGTTGCCGGCCTTGGTTCCCAATCGGATTGGTGTGAGGCACTTCACGCGGAGCAGTCGGGTGCGGAACTTGGTGCACGGTGGCATCACGGGCTTACTCGCCTTCCGACTGATGAATGACCCAAGTCAAACAATTGTCAGGCGTTGGCGTTCGCGCACACTGCATTCATTGCACGTCATTCATCGCGTGAACGGCGAGTCCGGATGCGAACACATTCACTGGTCCATCCCCGAATTCCAACTGCGTTTCAACATCGGTGCAACTCTTTACAAGCCCGGCGATCGGCACCCTTATCACGGCATGACACAAGACCAATTGCTGGCGCGCTTCAACGCACTGGACACGCCAGAAAACCGCCAAGCATTTTTGGAACAGTGCAACCTTGTTGCAAGTGATCCATGTGAGTCCCGTGTCATGAAAACGCTGCCGGAGGAGGGTCAGTGGAAGACCGACGAAGCGAATGCAGAATTGGTCAATTGCCGTTCAACCGTGTTGCGCAATCCATGGATCACGGATTACATCGGCAGCTTCGTCAAGCTGTGTACCGCCAAAACGAATAAAGTCAGCGATGGTGCACTGGAAAAAATAGAGCGCGCCAGAGCTTTGGTGGATCTCTACCGTTTCATGATACGGATTGACTGGATCATGACCAATCCCGGCATCCGAAATGTGATCAATTTGGCTCGGCTCTGGGAAAAATACATTGAGCGGTTGATCTTCATGGCACAAGAAGGCATTGAACATGCAGCATGCATGCTCATGCGGTACTTCCCCGAAATGATGACGCCCGAACTGCATGTGGTCGTCAATCCCGTAATCGGTGTGTACCGCGTCCCTGAAATGGAGATTGCCAACGATGACGCTCTGTTTGGTCCATTGAAAGCCCAATGCGAATGCCACTCACTGTTGCCCGAAGTGGTGCTCCCTCCTCCTCCTCAGCGATACAGCATTTACTCGGACGATGACGATGACGAAGACTACTACAACGACCAAAATGACGAAGATGAAGACGAAGACGAAGACGAAGACGAAGACGAAGACGAAGATGAAGACGAAGATGAAGACGAAGACGAAGACGACCTTCAAGGATGAACGGAAGTTTACTGTCCGGGATGGAAGTTTACTGTTCGGGATGGAAGTTTACTGTCCGGGATGGAAGTTTACTGTCCGGGATGGAAGTTTACTGTCCGGGATGGAAGTTTACTGTCCGGATGTTCGCAGGTACGCATTGCATGCACGAATCACTTGCACTAAAAAAAAACTTTTTTTTGAATAAAAACAACATAAACATGTGATGTGTTTATGATGCATATATTGCGCCTAATGTCCAGATATGATGACAAAGAGCCAACGGTTCCCGATTGCCAGGATTGGACGACCGTAACGTTCAACAAACGGCCAACCACAGCAGCAAACGCGACCAATAAACCCGCAGTAATGACCACGTCTTCACTTGCAAATGTGGGGGTGTATAAAGCAGCCTCGGACGACGACATGAAAAAGACGAAATACGTGGGCAAAGCCACCTCGGATGCGGTGAAAGCGGCGCGATGCGAAAAGAAGCTCACGCAGAAAGAGCTGGCACAAAAGTGCAACATGGATGCTGCAATTGTGAACGAGGTGGAACGGGGCGGCGGTGTGTACAATGCGGCACACATCAACAAAATACAGACTGTATTAGGCGTAAAAATACCGCGGTAACTGTCAGAAAACCTACGGTTTTCTGACGGTTACCACAAGTACTTCCAGCTAAAGTAGCCGCTGCTGAATTTGCGTTTATTCTCTCCATGGTGACGGGTGCGGTAATTGCGGCGGCGTTTGGGGTCGCCGTGATTCACGTGCGCGTACAGCCCTTTCCCCGTGGAGTCTTTGAACTGCTCGTATCCCACGGCGCCGAACGGCACGCGCCTCTCTTTGCGCGTCTTCTTGTTACGCAGAATGGCGTCGTATTTTTTGCCCCGGAGACGGGACCGCTCAAACCCAATGAGCTTGTAGTTTTCGGGATCGTCAATGATCATTTGTTTAGGTGAATCGTGTAATATTAGATACATTACCATGATTTATTTTTATTTTATATATTTCTGCCGAAGGATAGTTAGTTGCAACTCGCATTCGCGCCGTCAATGGGATCACACGTCATGTAATCGGCCGGCAAGAGCCCTTGCGCCTGCGCTTGTTGCCACGTGACCGCGTTTGAATCGCACCCGTTGGCCGTCAACATCATGGGATAGTGCTGCATGCACGCCGGCGTTGGTAAGCGGTTCAGACGTGCCACCCCACCTGCCGTGATGTAAGCGCCCTGCGAGTGCACCTTGGTGGTGTTGAGCCACTTGGCGTACGGGTAATACAGGAACCTCCGCTTGCCGCCGATCCAGTAGTAGCACTTGTTTTTGCATTGCCATACGTTATTGGGGTCGTCGTTGGCCGCCTTTTCAAAATTGCACGCACCCGCCGCCCACGTCTTGGCCCGCGTGAGCTGGCCCTGCGTATTCGTAATCCGGTTTGCGTTGTTGTCGTCCTTGACCCAGTACCGCGGATACTGGCTCTTGGTCCACTTGTACTTCTCGTCCAACATGCCGGCCGTGGTCAGGGTGGACGGCTTAATGATGGCGTCGTCGTTGGTGCAGCAGCTGCCGGAATTGGAGGGCACGTTGTAGTACTCGCCGTTGAACCCGCCACTGCCCATGGGCTGCGTTCCGCGGAACGGCGTGCGCGTGACGTTGGACACCATGCGGAACTGACCCACTGCTCCAATGTTGCGATGCCCGCCATTGAGAGAAAACCCCTTGGCCCCAATGCCCGAAATGGGATCAAGCCGCGGGTTGCCTCCACGCACGGTTTTGCGTTTCAATGTTGCGATAGACATGATTGTATTGTGTGTTGTGTTGTGTTGTGTTGTGTTGTGTTGTGTTGTGTTGTGTTGTGTTGTGTTGTGTATATTATTTATATTTATAATATAATATGCAATTCAAATGATATTTTGTTACGTAGTTGTCCCATAGTTTGATTAAATCCCCGCTTCGGACTGGACCCACAACCCCTCTATGTCCATGGTTGGATTGTAGTTGGCGTACAGTGTCTTGTACTGCGGAACCCCGTGCTTTGCAATGTAGTTCAATTGACGAATGATCCAAACGAACGCGTTCTTCCTGAGTTCCCAAGTCACGTCGCGCTTAAAATCCGTCTGCTCGTTCATGTGGTGCTGAATTGCGTCAAACATTGGATCCACGCCTTCATTCACATTTGTGATGTCCACGTTTGACACCCACGTCCATGCATCGGGCACAACGTCCAACATGGAATGCATGGCGCGAATCAACAACATCTCCGACATGCAGTGCTTCATGATGAAAAACAAATTCAAGGAATCAATCTCTTTGTGTGTAGTGGGAATAATGATTTCGGGTGCTGGCTCTTCTACAACATCTTGAGTTTGAACAGGCTCTTGTGAAACGGGCTCTTGTGAAACGGGCTCTTCTACAACATCTTGATTTTGAACAGGCTCTTCTTCTACAACATCTTGATTTTGAACAGGCTCTTGTGAAACAGGCTCTTGTGAAACGGGCTCTACAACTTCTACAACATCTTGATTTTGATTTTGAACAGGCTCTTCTTCTACAATAACTTGATTTTGAACAGGCTCTACAACTTCTACAACATCTTGATTTTGATTTTGAACAGGCTCTACAACTTCTACAACATCTTGATTTTGATTTTGAACAGGCTCTACAACTTCTACAACATCTTGATTTTGATTTTGAACAGGCTCTTGTGAAACGGGCTCTTGTGCATCTTGATTTTGAACAGGCTCTTCTACAATAACTTGATTTTGATTTTGAACAGGCTCTTCTACAACATCTTGATTTTGAACAGGCTCTTGTGAATCTTGATTTTGAACAGGCTCTTGTGCATCTTGATTTTGAACAGGCTCTTGTGCAACAGGCTCTACAACTTCTACAACATCTTGAGTTTGAACAGGTTCGGATTCCATTCTAAAATATGTCAATGATTATATACTGCATTGATATATTTATTTTTTTTCATCATTGACGCACAACGCATTACACGATGTCGGTGCGCCGTTTGAGTTTGAACTCTGTGATGTATGTATCCAAGCCGTGACTGGCAATGTATTGCAGGTTCCGCATGGTCCATGCATACGAAGCACCCGAGTGCCCTACCTGCATGTTATTCATGATTGCAGTGAATATCTCATTGTCCGAGAACATGTAGCCCGTTTTTTCCGAAGGAGGATTGTTGCGCAAGTATGTCCACATGCACGACTCTCGCTGCACGGTTGTTTTGATGACCGCATGGATGCCGTCAATCACATTGTAATCAAACTCATGCTCTGAAAGACGCGGGTCATTTGTGGTTGTGGGATAAGTGGTTGCCATTGGATTGGATTGGATTGGATTGGATTGGATTGCTTCTTGTTCGTTCGTTCGTTCGTTCGTTCGCTATGCAGACATAACATGATTGCTTTAAGCCTTTTTGCCAAATGTTGATTCCTGAAACACCGCCAAATACATGAAGCCGTCTTCATCCTTTTGCGTTGCATAAAGGTCGCCCATGATGGATGTGGTGGGATGCAGTTTATTGTTTATGAAGACGTAAATGGCGTGGGTTGATTCCAGTTTCATGTGTTTCCGAATGACAAACATGAACTGCGCTAAAGTCAATTCAAACGGCACAATGAACTTGTTTTTCTTTAGCGGATGCACGCTTTGCAGCTGTTCGCTGCATTCCACCACAACCGGAACCCGATCGGAATGCTCTTTCAAAATCATCATGGCTTTCAGTTTGCGCTCATTAAATGGCACGTTTTTTCGGTAACTGCCAATGGGAATGGGAATGTTGGCCATAATTAGTGATTGGTGATTGGTGATTAGTATATTGCGGCGTGTATTTATTATGATTTTTTTAAATTAAAACTTAAAAAAACAATATGCACCTAATGTAAATTATAAATATGGAACAACAACAACAACTGCAACAACTACAACACTTGCAACAACAACAACAACAACAACAGCACTTTGTGCCAATTCAAGGAGAACGTGTCATTGCCCCCAGCGGAGGCGTCATGATTCGTCATGCTTTGAATAAACTGCCGAATGGATTAAAGGCCAATGCAGTGCTTGGCATTTCCGTTCCTGCGCCAGTAGTGCGCAACAGCATGGTTGTGCCTCCTAAAGAGGCGCCAAGTGCTCCCAGTGAACCAAGTGCTCCTAATGCTCCCAGTGCGCCAAGTCCAATCGCTGTTGAACAACCCTTAATCGGCATGGTGCAGGACGTGATTTTCGCCATGATCCTGAATGTGCCCGCCCTGCGCACGAAGCTGCAAGTTATTCTGGACAACCCGTCGCTAATCGGTGCCGAAATCAGCAAGGTGTATGCCGAGTTGCAAGCCAAGCTGACGCCGCAGGAGCTGGAGCAGCTGAATTCGTACGCGGGACAAGACAGCAGCCGGCGCACCATTGGCTCCGTCATGCAAACCGCGTTTGCCAACATCATGGCCGACGGCAAGATTGACATGAGCGACGCGCCGCATTTCCTCGCGCTAATTCATGACTGCATCACGCTGTTTTCCGAGAATGCGGCAGCTGGCTCTGCAGTGGCGCTAAACAGCAACACGGTCATCACGTTTCTGCACTTTGTGCTGAAGTGCATCCTGATTTTGACGCTGGACGGGCCGGAAGAAGATGCCGCGCTGGTCATGCTGGACGGCAGCTTTAAATTAGTTAAATTGACCGTGCTGCCCTTGATCGCCGCCGGTGGGAAGTGGTGCGCCTGCTCCTGTTTTTCTTAGAATGCTTCTTGGATCGCTTCTTGGAACGCCTATTGGATCGCTTCTTGGAACGCTTCTTGCCGCCTTGGTTTTTAACAATTATTCTGCCAAACGTGCCGTTGCCAAACGTGCCAATATGCATGGATCCAATCTTGTGCGGATCTGTTGATTTAATTTCTTGTAGTAAGTCTGATAAATCTTCAACGAAGTTACCATGATTCTCAGGTAGAATGACATCACTCATCTCGTTAAATGACTTCAACAGTTTTTTCAATTCTATCACATCATTCTTGTCAACAATGTAACCGTTGGTATCATGACTTTTAATTTCACCCATGATATCATCCTCAATGTAAAAATTTGGATCATTTAATTCCTTGTTCACTGCATAAAAATACTTGTAATGTTTGTATTTATCCAATATTGCAGTTATTTGCTTCTTTATTCCATCGTAATCCATGGTTTTATTTTATACATAAGTCATATAAAATAAATGAATGAATTCACAATCCGCAGTGAACGTGTATGTTAAATCGGCTCAAGGAGAAAAGACGTACAAAACAAATGCCGGCATTCCGTTTGAATGCGTGGAATTCGTGCGCCGGTATTTTATGCAAACGCACGGCCTAACGTTTCCGTCCGTGGTGGATGCCACCGACATGTTTTATCGCATTCATGCATTGGTTCCAGTGCAATCAGCACAATCGGTTGAACTGCATACGGTTGCGTTGCACACGCGCGTATACCCGTATGTCAGGAACGCACTGCACTACTTGCGCCCGGGCACCATGCTGTTCTGGGTTCCTGCACCCACAGACGAATTAAAATACGGGCACGTGGCTTTAGTTGTGGAAGCCAATGCGGAGCATGTTGTGGTCGCACAGCAAAACCGATGGCCACCAATTCAGACACACAACACGAGAGAATTGTTTCATGCAATTAATTCCCCTCATTCTGAGTATTTAGGCATTAAAATCGTTTCATGACATATGTAAAAAAAAATATTTTTTTTGTGTGTTTGTGCTTTGTGTTTTGTGTGTTTTGTGTGTTTTGTGTGTTGTGTGTTGTGTGTGTGTGTGTGTTTTTTTACATGTAGTGTGCCGTGGTACTTACTGATGTCGGAACGTAGGGAATGAAGATGGCGTCCTCCTGATTGGGGATGCAGATGGGCTGGTTGGGATGAGCGAACCGAAACAGGTTGGACAATGCCAGCATGTTGACCAGGCTCCACACTTGTTTGGCAATGTGTTGCAAGCGGTCAAATGCGTCTGCCGCATGGGATGCATCCGCACTGAATTGTTGCGACAATTTGAGGCGCGCTTTTGAATCGTAGTGCATCACCGATTGCAACGACACGTCAAGTACGCGCAGCGCTGCATTGATTTCCGAGTAACTGTTGCCCACACCGACAAGCAGTTGCGCCGCATGACGCTGTTCGGCATTCATTTCGTGTGGTTGCACTGGTTGGTCTTGGTCTTGAATGTAGGCGTCCGTGTTGTCAAACGCGCGCTCGTGGTACCTGGAGGCAATGTGATTGACTTGCTGCAACGTCTTGATTGCGCATCCGAATTCGCGCAGGTAGATTTCGGCCAGGATGTTGGCGGTATCAGCGTTGGTGGGATCCAATCCGGACAAGATGGGCTTCTGAGTTCGCACGCGGTCGCGCATCTCGGAGGCCATCGTGTATGTGATGACGCGGTAATTGGCTTCGGTTTTGGAACGAAGGTAGGCAAACATTGTTCTGATGATTCTGATTCTGATTCTGATGTTGGATTAGCATTTCAAAAACAGATTCAATTTTTTTTTTAAATGCATGAATAAAAAAAATGATAAAAATAAAAATAATAAAAATAATAAAAATAATATTACATTGTATAAATTGCATAAACATGGGTAACAGCTCATCCACAGCATCTAACGAATCAAATTCAACATTTGATGAAGCGATGTGCCAAAGATTCAATGATTTTTACGATGTGGTTCCATTACCAGAAGGACGCGTTAGACCCAAATTTGAAGGTTCTGAACCTCATCTTGAACTTGTGGCTCGTTCAAATTATATATCTTACAAAACAGACTATATTAATCACGTTAAGCGCGACCAAATGACACCTGATGACAACTCAGACTTTATTAACTTATTTGCACAATTTGAACCTTTCCCTACTCCATTGGCTGGATGTTTGATGACTACTACATTGAAACAGTTAAAAAAAGCCCATTCAGATGAATTTAATAAGGTCCAATTATATGATAAAAAAAATGATAAACCCCAGGATGACAAGTTAAAATTCACATTAATCATGTGCAAACTTAAATTTCTTGGATTCATTGTTGAATATGTGACCAAACCGGTTGTTTTGGAATGGGACAAGTATAAGAAAGAAAAACAAGGACAACTTAGTGTAGAGGATGAAAAACAGTTGTCAATACTTCTTCAAATTAAACTATTGGAGGGCATGGTTGACATGATTGAAAAGACAAAAGGCAATGCTACTGATGAATATGTTCCAACTAAAGAAGAAAATGACCATTATGAAACTTTCAAAGATAATTTGGTTAAGTTACAACCACAACCACACTACCAAGAGATGCATTCGCTTGGCGGTGGAAGCAAATACAAACGGCAAAGCAAACGCCGAAAGCAACGAAATCAACAGAAACGACGACAAAAGAGCAAAAAATATTGCAAATAGTTTATTACATCATCATATACATCATATGCATCATATACATCATATGATTGATATCCGAGCAATTAATGCGGTCCAAAATTTATCCGACGTCAACCTCAGATTCCATACGTTGAAAAAAAAATTGAAAGCTTTTCAGGCGCATATTTCCCAAATTAGTGTTTCCCAATTTACAAGTCGTTGAATTCTTCCAAACAATATGTTTGCTTCCAATGCATCCGCTGTTGCCGCTGTTGCCGCTGTTGCCGTTGCTGCCGCTGTTGGCCGCAAAAGAAAACCTTACGTCATGACTGGCAAGTATGCCGGTCGGTACGACAAAAACGGCAAATACATTCCAGCTGCTCAGCGTGCTGCTGCTGCTGCTGCTGCTGCTGCTGCTGCTCAACAAGAAGCCCCTGTTCTCCAAGAAGTACAAGAAGCCCCTGTCCAAGTCCAAGAAGCCCCTGTTCTCCAAGAAGTACAAGAACAAGTCATGGCTTACCCGAACCAGATCGCCGCCGCCAACAAGATCATCGCTGCCTTCAAGGATGATGAGTACCACTGGGCGGTTCTCGTCGCACACCCTCAATCCGGCAAGACCCAAACATTCTACTACGTCGCGTGCAACGTGCTCTGCACCAACCCAAGAATCAAGTACGTGAAAATCATCTGCGGTAATGCGGAAAAGGAGTTGTCGGATCAACTCCGTGCCTCCAAAACCGAGTTCATCCGCCTCTATGTGCAAAACGAGGTTCCTTATCCAGACATGGTTGAAGAAACCATTGCCGACCTTGAGTCACGCATTGAGGTGTTGTGCGGCGCGGATCTCACGCACAGTGCCCCGCATCCCCAAATCGCCTGCGACACGCTCTTCATCTGGGAAGAGGCCCACTGCGCACAAGACAAGACGAACCGCCCTCACAAGTACTTGCAAAGCCAACACATCACCGCTGATGCCGACGTGTCCAATCTGGAAGGCGAGCGCAACAACTACGTGCTGACCGTGTCCGCCACCCCCTTCTCCGAGCTCAGCAACTACCACCATTACGGTCAAAAGAAGCGCATCGTGCGCCTTGAGCCCGCCGAAGGATACAAGGGCCCACGCCACTTCTTGGATTCCGGCGCCATCGTGCAGTTTGACCACCGGCTCTCGCAGGCACAAGTGGTGGCACAGGCCATCCAAGAAGCCCCCGTCACGGAAGCCCCAAAGTACGCCATTGTGCGCGTGCGCGATTCCAATGGCTCCGACAACATGTCCGAGTGCATTCGGGTGGCCGGCGAACTCGGTTGGGCGCATCGCGTGTATGACTCCAACACGAAATACAACCAGCCCGGCAGCATGCAGTCCATGGACGAACTCGCCGTCGCGCCCCACTGCAACACCGTGATCTTCATCCGCGGCATGTGCCGCATGGGCAAGCGCGTGCCCAAAGACCACATCTCGTTCGTCGTTGAAACGTCCAAGGGTTCCAAAACCGACACGGTGTTGCAGGCGCTGTTGGGCCGCATGTTCGGCTACCACGACAACATGAACATCCGGGTGTACATCAGCCGCAAGGTCAAGATGGATGACATTCGCCGATACGCGGACATGATGGAAGCCCCCGACCACGATTTGCAAGTGATGCCCCGCAGTGGCAAGAATTTGGTTGCTGGAACCAGTCAGTGCGTCAACGGGTGGTACTACAACATGCCGATCATTGTTCGCCACAGGCACAACAATGCCGACGAGGATGACGCCATGGATCCCAATGCCCCCGAGTATGACCGCGACCTTGCGATTCGCACCATTCAGGCGGCGTTTGAATCCGGAGACATTGAGAATTGCAACTGCGCCGAACAAACCGCCGAAATCTGCGAACAGGTGACGACGCGCCTTCGTGACTGCATGAACTACATGTACTTTGTCAACCGCGCCACGGGTCGCCTCAATGTGACCTACCGTGACGTGCCGGAAAAAGTGCGCGAATCCATTGACAACCAGATTGCAATGATCCCCGGCGGCGCTGGTTGCGGGTTTGAATCAAATGACGAGGATGGTGTGCAAATCAATGTGTGGCGGTGCAATACGAACCAGTTCAGTGCGTCACACGGGCTCCACCGCGGTGACTTGATCGTGTATACTCGCACTCGTACTCCCAGCCCGCAGCAACAGCTGCATGGTCGCATTGCTCACACGAGCGGCTTGGAGACGTTCCACACGCAGCAAGAGGACGGCTCGGTCGTCATCGGCAACGGCGGATACAGCATCCCGTTGGCAGTTGAAACCTCCTACAACGCTGAGACGATGTTGAGGAACCTGCGCGACCTCATCATCGCGTCGCAAGTGGAGGACTCGCTGCAGCGTCCCAAATGCGTAACATCCAACCACGATGGAGTATCGGCATGGAAGGGCATCATCGTGACGGTGGAAATCATGCAGGCACTTCAGCGCGGCGGCGCAATCTATAACGAAATCCTGCGTGAATATGGCGTAACTTTGAAACTCGCAAAGGCACCCGGCCGCGAACTGAAATCGCTCAAGAACTCAGGTAATGCACGCTTGACCAAAATTGAATGGTCTTGAACCAAAACAAAACAAAACCAACCCAAAACAAAACAAACCAAACCAACCCAAAACAAAACAAACCCAACCCAAAAAAAAAACAAAAAAAACAGGATCGGGGGTGATCCTTTTTTTTCATAGATATGCGCATCTATCTAATCAATAAGCCATGCCTTTGTCCCCAAAAAGAAACTCGCCACCTAATCCAGGACTAGTAGCACCATCATTCTTGTTACCACCTTTATTGGAGGAGGGTTTGGGTGCATTGGCCGTCAAATCATGCAACTTGCGATACGTGGCCACGTGTCGTTTCATGAACTTTTTCGTTTTCCCGCGCGTTTTCTCCCACAGTCGGTGGCGCAAGTAGCACACAATGGATAGGCGTACGGCGTCCTTGTTTTCCAGGCGGATGGGCAGGTTCCCGTGCCACTCGTGCACGTCCATGAACAGCACGTCGCCCGTGCGCACGTTGACGCCGACCCCGTACTGCGGAAAGCACGTCTCGGCGCCGGTGTACTTGCCGCGCTCAATCACCACCAAGTTACCGAACCCCTCGGCATCGTCGCCCCGGTCCGTGTGAATCGCCGTCTTGTAATTCACGTTGGTGGTGACCGTGGTGAACGCAGTGTCGGCGATCTTGAAGTACGTCTGCTTCGCCTTGCGGTGCTGCTTCTTGTAATGGTCCGGCACTATTTTCTCGTAATAAGAGTCAATCTCTCGGATGAGGGGAATCAATTTCTTAAACTTGTCGGGATACAGCATGTTGAAGCGCGTTTCGCGCACGGCGGGGTTCAGCTTCATGCCGTGCCGTTTCAGAAGCGCCTTCTGGCTGGGGCCGAGCGAGTCAAAGTAGCCCACAATATTAGTCATTGCGGCGAGGTCTTTTTCCTTTTTGGAACGCGTCTTGGTCCTGAGACCGGACGTGAGCTTGCGATTCGTGGACGTGGTGCGCGCAAAGTCAATCATGTTTTCGTAAAACGTGTCAATTTTGTCCTTGGACAGCTTGCCCTTCCTAAATTTGAGGAGGAGGCGGCCGTCGTCGGTATAAACATCGGCGTCGTCGTTTATGATAACGTCAATGAGAGAGGGAGTGACGAATTGGTGCTTGTACTTCTCCATGCCGGCATCCGTTATATTTTTCTTCACGTAGTAGACGTCAATGCCGCCCTTCCGTTCGTGCTTGACAATCATTTATTCCAACGCATACTGTATGCCGATATATTAAAAATGATGGTGTAATATATATATGTAATCTGCAATGACGCCCTTGCTCTATAAATCGCTGACCACTGCGGTCATTATTACCATCGTGTTTTTGGCCGTGAGCAGTTTTGAAGTGTATTTAGAGGAAACGCACGCCATTACGGGCCACCGGAAAAACTTCTTGAAAGCGCCCGTGCAGTTCTTACTCATATTCGTGGTCTCAATCACAGTCATGCACTTTTTCTCGCACTGGTTTCACGTGAAGCAGTGAATGAACACATGCGCTTATATATACGTGTGTTTTGTTGCATCAAAATTTTGTATCACCTGTGTCACTGTTAATTCTGTGTTGTAATAATAAAATTGTCCGACGTCGCATTCTCCATCTCCGCCAAATCCTGCCGGAAATGTGAGATTTTGGGCAGGTCGTGGAATGTTACTTTCAGTGCTTGTCACCGAGAGAACTTGACGCCCATTTACAAATATCTTGTTTTGCCTTCCTCCTGCATTTCCAAATTGAATGTTGGCGGTGTATAATGCCCATCCACTGCTTAAAACGCCTGCGATTGATTTAAATCTATTGTCACGTGACGAACCGTTCAAATGCAACTGCAATGCAGCATCTGCTGTATAGATGAAATTATATCCGTCATAATCGCCACCTTCTAGAAACATTTTGCTTACCAAAGACCCTTGTGAACCTACATTATTAATTCTAACCCATATTTGTATGGTAAATGGTTGATTCACGACGGGATTGATCGCAGATGCTTGATTGATTTGAGCGAATTGTCCCGATGCTGATGCACGGTTAAAGTCAAAATACTTGTTGCTAGCGTCGGTTGTGTCAAATGGTGGCGACCCAGTGAGTGTTGCATTCTGCGCCGCTCCGCCTGAACCAAGGTTTGTCCAAGTTGTTCCAGTGCCTGAGTACGAGCTCGGGTTGTTTGCATCCAAATATATTAAGCGGTTCGCAGCCAATAACGTTGTTACTTCTGGAGTGACATTCACGGATCCCGATGCTTGACTTGACACACCGCCTGCATTGACTGCCTTCAATGCGACCGTGTACTCGGTTCCATTTGTTAAAGGAGTCGCTCCATCGGATGACAGGGTTGTTATGTTCACGGGACTGAAAGTTTGTGGTGGATTGAACGTTCGGAAGGTGGCGCCATTGTCGGTGGAATATTCATAGTTTGTTACGGTGCCACTTTGCGTGAACAAAATGTATGCTTCTGTGTTTCCTCCCACGCTGGATAATGCTGTTGGTGGTTGTGCGGGTGCGGGTGCGGGTGCGGGTGCGGGTGCGGGTGCGGGTGCGGGTGCGGGTGCGGGTGCCGATGGCGGCACAACTGGCCATCTAGCATAGCCATGCGCTCTGCCATGGTTCGCTAAACCAGATCTCCTTCTTACCACCATATGCAAATATTATACAAATACGTGCATATAATTTTTTTTATTTCACTGCATTTCTTTTCCAATTGGTTTCACGTGAAACAGTGAATCAATTTACCAATAAACAAATGACAAACGCATTTTTATTTCTCCCGCCAATTCATAACAACCAACAACAACAGATGAACTTCAACATAACAAAGTACACCGGTGTTATGGCGTTTTATGCCGTGCTGACTTATATCCTCTTTCCCGCGATTGCCTATTTCTTTTTTGGAAAGACATTGGAATCACTTGGCAACGGTTTCATTGCAGGAAGTGTCGTGTCGGTTGTTCTCTGGAAGGTGTACGGGTTTGGATTGGTGAAGGGACAGTAAACTTCCACGAAACAGTAAACTTCCACGAAACAGTAAACTTCCACGAAACAGTAAACTTCCACGAAACAGTAAACTTCCACGAAACAGTAAACTTCCAATTCCTTCAAACTTCAGTCCCTTTGCCGAATGCGGCATTGATGTACTGAATCATTTGGACGCGTGACTGATCGTTGGCGACGCGCTGGGTTCCGAGGAGCGGGCCGCTGGCGTGCCATCCGAACTTGACCCAGTCGCACCACGGGATGACGCACAAAGGGCACGACAGCATGAGCACGTTGCGCCCCTGTTGGCCCACGTTGTTGCTCCACGACGGCAGGCGATGTGACGGGTCATGCACGGCCTCCACGCGATGCAGTTCCACGCAGTCGCCGCCCTTGTAAAATCCGAACATGTCTCCCATTTTAGTGCCATTATTTTTGTCGTCGTCCCAGCACATGGGTTGGCCGCGCATGAATCGCTCGCATTGTTCGTCGTAGTCGCGACGGGAATCGGGCGACCCCGATTTTTTTGATTTGATCACCTTTGCAACGGGGGTGATCAAAATGCCGGTTTTATCCACTTCAAATACACTAGATGCCACAATGGATGCCATAGGAGTTGATATAAGTTGTTTGCGTCGTGTAACTAAAAAAACGGGGTTAACCCTAATCAATTTTTTTTGCATTTTTGCATTTTTTACATGTTTTTCAGCATGGCCGGCGTCCAATTGTGCAAGTCATACGACACGATGCAATTCTCGGTGTGAAACAGGTTCTTGAAGGTCAGCGGTTCAGTCACGCACGCTTCAGTCACGCGAGACTTTTTGTCATATGATATAGTGATGTATCGCAGTTTGCGCTTGTATTTTCGCAATGTGTCGCGCACGGTTGCAGGGGAAGTCGGTATTTTCCAACCGGTGAGATGAGGGGTCAATGGTTTCTTTCCGGTTTTGACCTGCGCGTAGCCGCCGCAGTGCAAGCATTTCAGATCCACGCCTGCAAAATTCGGGTTTTTCTTGTTCAAATTGTGCCACTTGCGAATTCCGCACGTCTGGCAGGGGAGGTGCGCGCAAACGAACTTTTCGCCGGCATCTCCCACCTCTTTTTTGGATTTGCCCGCGATGTCAAGCGTTTTGGAGATTCCTTTGATTCCTTTGGTGTGTGTGGGCATGACTGCATTGTACTAAGCCAGGTGCCGTTGCATTTATTTCATCAATTTTTTTTGAAAATGGATAAAACTAAAAAGTTAATCTTGCATGCTTAACATGAACATGCACGCTTGATTTCACCTTCGTTTGTTGTGAAGTTGTCTTACTCTTGGCGTTACTCTTTGTGACCGCGGGCTGTTGTTGATGCAGCAAATCAGAATTGCGAAGATGAATGCGAATGATCCTGACATTACGATAATCTCTCCAATCAATGCGGGCATTGTTTGTCTCGTGGTTGTTTGTTTGATTCGCATCGGAATTGCAAATGCTTTCAATTTTTTTGACATTGATTCACTTGCGTTTCTTGTGACTGGATTTTTTGCGACGATGAATGGACTTACGACGATGGACACCGCGTTTTTTGGAACGCGATTTTTTTCCGCCTCCTTCGCCTTCTTCCGAATCAGATAAATTTGCTCGTGGAATACGGAATTTTGCACGTTCAGTTTCAGCATGATACTCGTCACACGTGTTGCAAGTTAAATCAATCAATGTCACCAAATTGCATTCTGGAAATTCTGTCATCAAGTCAGTTATCACTTGATTTCTATGAACCACAACTTCCCTTGCTTCGTTAAACGCATACGGTTGTTCAATTGTATCCAAAACTCTAAACTGCACAAAACCGTTTGATGTAATAGTAACACTAACCATCATAAATTTAATGTAATTATGCACATCTTCTTCTTCTTCCGAAAAAGAATATTCTTTATTACGTAGATTTTGAATTATTTTAAATGATTTGCCATGAAATACAGGTATTGTGTCTTGAACTGACCTCCTGCCAAAAATTCCTTTTCCTGTTTTTTCAAATTTTTTATAAGGCAACAGCTTGCATGATACTAATTCATCCATCATTGCTCTAAACGCTTCATGACAAGTTCGCATAGTGCCCGTGATGTATGAAGGATTTGACTGGCATCTGCCCGTCCCCGAATCGTTACCTAATACATATTTTTTGACAAATTCTTGGCGTGCAGGCACGGGTTTGATTAATGCATTCACCCTATATTTGAACTCACGTGAAATTGTTTCAACAATTTTATAGATGGGTAATGAATCATATTCCATTCCTACATCAAACTGATATTCTTTATCAAACATGCCAGGCGGTGGTTCAATTAAACTAGCAACCTTATCAGCATTTTCTGAAGCCACTTTAAATTTAAGACCCATGTAGTCCAAGGTTAAAACATCTTTGGATTGTCTTTTAATGTCTGCTAATCCATCTACTCTACTGCCATGACATTTTAATATGGCCAATGCCATTGTAAATGTCTCACTCATTTTATATTGCAGTTGATATATTGCAATAGTAAAAAAATCGGGTTTATATGAGGGGTCTCAAAGGAGTAGGGTCCAATGAATAGGGTTCAAAGGAGGAGCACAACGGCTCGGCCTGCCTTGGCGAAACGCAGCCAAAGGAGGGGGTCAAAGGGGCACAACGGCATAAGCGAAGCAAAGGCACGACGAGCCGTGCCTTGGTGAAACGCAGACAAATGAGGGGGGGTTTACGGGACGCAATGCTTGGCACTACGCAGTGGACGCATGTCCCCCCTTTAAAAGAGGCTAGAGTTACCCCAGCCCGCTTCATTGGCGGCCATGGGCTCAAAATCCATCATTGGTTGCTGTTGCTGCTGTTGTTGCTGCTGCGGCCCGCCGCCGCCGGAATACATGGCGTTAAAGTCCTTCACCATATTGCCCATGCCCATGCCCATTTGGGCCCGGTTGTTGGTCAGCTGCGGGGGAGGAGGCGGCGCCGTCATGGGCACGCCGGACGCCATGGAGCCCGTAATGGGCTGCGTCACGCGCACCTGGCCCTGGCCCTGGCCTTGCGATTGTTGTGGTTTGTTCCCGGACCACATGTCCACCGCGCGCTCCACCAGGATCTGCGCCTTCTCGCCCAGCTTCGTCTTAATGGAGAACAGGATCATGACAAACACCAGGAGGATGTTGACGATGTGGAAGCGCTCGTACTTGATGCCGCTATACGTGGGAAAGTAAACAATGATGCGGTGGATGAAGTAGATGCCGAGCAGCATGCCGAACGTTTGCGCAAAAATTTCGGCCAAAATGGTCAAGCTGCCCTTGTCATCATCGGGGTCAGGCACGTAGTAGCGAATGACGTAAATGACCAGGATGGCGGGAATGAACCCGATGGCCACGTACTGCATCATGTTTAAAACCTCGCCCTGCGAGTCTTCGTTCAACTTGAACACTTGCTTAAAGAAGCCGCCGCCCGCGGACGCGGTTTCCTTGGCTGTGATTTCAATGGCGTCCATAACAACCTTTTATTATTTACAATGACGAGAGAAAATTAAAATGAAAATGGCAACAACCATATAAACATTTCATGGCAATCCATTTATCACACATTTGATCCGATCATTAAAGGGGCAATGTTGAAAAACTTGGCAGAATACAACAAGTACCGGCAGACCACCCGAGAGCCGCTGCCGAATCAATTCCCCATGCGGCACGAAGAAAACCAGTACTTGAATTTAATTGATGACATTCTCTCGGAGGGCACACGGGAAGAGGGGCGCAACGGCACCACCATTGTCGCTATAGGCGCGACCATGCACTTTTCGCTAAATGATCGCCGCGTGCCGTTCTTAACGACGAAGCGCCTGGCGTGGAAGACGTGCCTAAAGGAGCTGCTGTGGTTCATTCGCGGCGAGACGGACAACCGGCTGCTGCAGGCGCAGGGCGTGCACATCTGGGACGGCAATGCGTCGCGCGAGTTTCTGGACAGTCGCGGTTTAACTGATCGGGTTGAGGGCGACCTGGGACCCATTTACGGGTTCCAGTGGCGGAATTTTGGCGGGGACTACGAAAATTCTGACAACGATAATTCTAAGAAGGGCGTGGACCAGCTGCAGATAATCATTGATGCGCTAAAGGATCCCGAGCAGCGCACGTCGCGCCGGCTCATTATGTCGGCGTGGAACCCGTGCCAGCTGTCCGAAATGGCGCTGCCGCCGTGCCACGTGCTTGCGCAGTTTCACGTGACGGATGGCACCCGGTTGTCGTGCTCGCTGTACCAGCGCAGTGGGGACGTGGGACTGGGCGTGCCGTTCAACATTGCGTCGTACAGCATGCTGACCCACTTGTTGGCGCACCACTGCGGCTTGGATGCGCACGAGTTCATATACCATTTGGGCAATGCGCACATTTACGACGACCACGTGACCGCGCTGCAACTCCAGGCGGCAAGGGAGCCGCACGAGTTTCCGAGAATCGCCATTCGGGCGCTGCATGACAACATAGGCGACTACCAAGTGGGCGACTTTGAGGTGCAGGGGTACCAGTGCCACGAAACCATTCCGATGACGATGCGACAGTGAACGCAGCAAATATGCTTAAATGCGCAAAGAATATAAAATAATAGTGTCACATGCATTTATAGCATTTATAATCAATCCCTATCCAATGAGTAGTTCGGCTTCCATTTCGGCGGCAAAGAAGCGTCGTGCGAATCAGGTTCAGACCCCGACACAGCCTGCACCGTTGCAAATGCAACGACCCATTTCGGCTCCTGGACCAGGGCAACCGCCATCTTTAGCGAATTTGACGCCTGCGCAGCGACAGCAGTTTTTGCAGCAACAGCAACTGCGGATGCAGCAAATGCAGCCTCAAGGGAACCGGAACCAACAAATGCAACAACACCAACAACAGCCTCAGAACCGGATCCAACAACAGCAACCTCAAGGGAACCAACAACAACAACCTCAAGGGAACCAACAACAAGCACAACAAGCCCCAGTAAAACTGACATGGCCGGCACCGCCCATCTATGTCATGAAACAAATGGACACTCTGTTGTTTCAGCACGGGCAGTCCATTGATGAAATTAAGAACCGGTTGAACTGCATTGAAAATGGGGTGGGAGACTTTTCACCCAGAAACGATACGATCTCCATTTCTAAACCACAGCTCATGTCGGATCCTGAATTTGTAAACGGCATCGTGGACAACATCATGACCAACTCCAACTTGGCTGAGATCATTGAACAAATGGAGGTGGTTCAAGACGAAAACCGCGAGTTGAGAGAGTTGTTATATGCTCAACAAAAAACCATCAATGAAATGAACATCATGCTGTTGAAACTGTTCTCGCAAAGTCAAGGAATGCAACCAGTGGCACCAGTAGCACCAGTGGCACCAGTGGCACCAGTGGCACCAGTGGCAGTGGCACAAGTGGCAGTGGCACCAGTGGCAGTGGCACAAGAATTAAAAGCAGAAGCAGAAGCAGAAGTGGCACAAGAAGCAGAAGCAGAAGCAGAAGTGGCACAAGAAGCAGAAGCAGAAGAGGAAGCAGAAAATGAAGAAGAAGAAGAGGAAGCACAAGGAAACGATAACATTGCGCTTGAAATCGTGGACAAATGATTCATGTAAACCCTTCGTTAAATTTATATGAAATTATTGTAGCATATAAATAAGCATATAAACGTTGAATATCAGTTCCACTCATATTGTCATACTGTCATATTGATTGAATGCAATCCGTGTTTGCGGTCCTCATATTTTGCGTGGTGTTGTTCATCTACTTGCACATCCATTTCCATTTGAAGACCAGCAACGACCTGGAAGTGTACGAAATAGACCAACCGTCCAAAGACAAGTTGGAAGAAGTGTGCGACTTGCGGCAGCCCGTGCTGTTTGACTTTGCGAATGAGCGGCTCATGGAGTCGTGCACGCTGCCTGCGATGCGTTCCAATTATGGCGCGTTTGACGTGCGCCTTCGCAACGTAAAAGACACCGCGGATGAAGCCGACGCAACCGATTTGTACGTGCCGCTCACCCTGCACGCCGTGGCCGACACGTTCCGCAGCGACAAGGAGTCGCGCTACGTCACCGAAAACAACGGCGACTTCTTGGAAGAAACCGGGCTCGTGAAAACGTTCAAGTACAACGACGCATTTTTGCGCCCGCCCATGGTGTCCAAGTGCACATACGACGTGGTGTGTGCGTCGCCGGGCACCCAAACCCCGCTGCGATACGAACTGAATTACCGCAACTATTATTTGGTCACGCAGGGCACCATTAAAATGCGTCTCATCGCCCCGCACGCCAGCAAGTACCTGTACCCCGTGGCCGACTACGACAATTTTGAGTTCCGGTCGCCGGTGAACCCGTGGCAAATACAAGCGGAGTACCGCGCGGACTTTGACAAAATCAAGACCATGGACGTGGATTTGAGCGCGGGGCAAATCATTTACATCCCGGCGTACTGGTGGTGCAGCATGGAGTTTCCATCGGATGTGCCAACAATGCCAACAATTTGTTGCTTCAAGTACCGCACCTACATGAACACCATCAGCATCGCGGACAAGCTCTGCATGTGGATGCTGCAGCAGCAAAACGTGAAACGCGACGCCATTGAAAAAAAAATAACCGCACAAACACACACACAAACACAAACCCAATCACAAACCCAATCACAAACCCAATCACAAACACAACCCGCAAATGTCAATGTCACCACCGACTCAACTTGACGACTTCATGCATGAATTCATGCGCAGTCAATCGGGTTTCAACCGGACACAAGGTGCGTTCAAATAAGCTGCGGGTGGGTGCATCCTGAATTTTGCTGAATTGCGATGCAGTCACGTGACCGTCCTCGTCATCAAAAAAATCGTTCGGATAGTCTTTGGGATGATACAGGCACTTGCCGAGGGCAAGCATTGTAAAAAACATCAACCCGAACGACCACATGTCGTGTTCCTTTTTGTTTTTAACCCAATGATAAGATTCATCGTGTTTTGGATTTTTTTTGCACCCGTTTCCAGTTTCCGGGGCACAAAACGGTTTGGTTCCACCAGTGCCTTCACCCTCATCATGTGGGCCCGACATGCCGTAATCAATCACATAAAGTATGAAATTATTCGTGGGTGCATTCGTGAGTTCGCATGAATCATCGTCATCGTCCGTACCGGCATCCGTACCGGCATCCGTGACTGCATCCGTGGTTTCAATGAGCGTGTTACCGGGCTTAATGTCGCCATGCACAATGTTGTGCGTGTGCAAATGAACCAGGGCTGTTGCCATTTGCACGCACAACTGCATGATTACCGTGTTATTTGGCCGTGTGCGACGGTACCACGCGTCAATGGTTTGCGAATGGGACAGCACGGGTTGGATGCTGTATGATATGTGGTGAAACATGGTGCGGGCATCGGGCGGTATGTTTTCAATGCTCTTCAACTGAACGCACACCGGAACGATGATGTGGTGCTCGCCGTCAATTCCAACCGGATATCCGTATTTGATCAAGCGGTTCACCACGTAGTGCTCGGAACGTATTTGAGAGTTGTCAAACGCGTGTTCCACGCGCACCATGAAATTGCGAATTTGAAACATGCCGATGATTTTTCTCATTTTGTGGAACAGGGCGAATATTGTGTTGGTATTATGCACGTCAATGTAATCTGTGTTGATCATGAGATGCGGACGACGCCTTATTTTTTCAATCATTTTCACAATGTCGTCGGTGTGCAATTCATACAACCGCATGAATCGTCGGGTTGGGTCCGTGAAAAAGCAAAGTTGCTGAATCATTCCAATCAATGCAGCCATCGTTGCTTTAATGGTTGTCTCGGAACCCGAACCCGAACGCATGGTTACCTTCCATTTTTCAATGACCGTCGTTTCATTGGTCTCGTATTTGAAAAGCACATTTGCCAACGTCAGCGGGTTTGCAAACATGCGATCTTGTGCTTGTATGACGGGCTCTTGTTCTTGTTCTTGTTCTTGTTGTTCTTGTATGACGGGCTCTTGTTCTTGTGCAACTATGACGGGCTCTTGTTCTTGTTCTTGTTCTTGTGGTTCTTGTATGACGGGCTCTTGTGATTCTTGTTCATCCAATGCAGACACATGATTGTAATGCAGCATGATGGATTCATTCATGAGTTTGTGAATGAGTGTTGTTGCAAATGTCTTTATGTGTTTCAACATAAAAATTTGCGGCGTGGTGTATATGCCGCACTAGGTTTATATTGTTTGCATTTGTAAAAAATATAAATACAGCGTTGTTATATATGCAGTCGCAGTCGCAGTCGCATAATGACCACGTCCATATTTGATTCAAGGCTGTTCAAAAAAGCGCTAGAAAATGAAAACAATGCCTCCATTTCCACGCTAAACACGCGCAAGATTACTGCGGAAAAGTTACGGTTTTTGCGAAAGTTGGGTCTATCCGATGAAGTGTTGCAGGACTACATGCACAAGCTAAAAGACTATCGTCACGTGGACGACTTGAACGGTGTGATGCACGGAGCCTACATTCGTTGGATTGATTTGAAAAACCCGGAACGCATCGCGCTGGCTCGCGGGGCCATCATCTGCGACATCAAAATTGGGCAAAAGGGTGTGCTGCTCCTCTGCAAAACGCACCCCAGTCCCGCCATGTTTTACGTCAGCATGGACGAATGCCTCATTTTCCAACGGCTCACCGATCAAGAACGCATCATTTTAGTGGCGATGAATCATTTGGACCAAGGCGAGGACAGCGAATCCACAGACGCAGACGACGACTAATTCACGCTATTTCTTTTTGGGAGTGGTGAGTTTGCGTGTTTTGGACAACAACCAGGGGGGGTGCCCTTTGCGGGGCAACAGCCGTGCCCTCCCTTTGCACGACATGTCGTAATATTTCAATCCCTTTCTGCCAAACACGCTGGCGGTGCAAAGCGAAATCGCGTTTTGCGTGTCTGTTTTTTTTTCCACCGCTTTAATGCATTTGCACAACTTGGTGGCCAAAATGGTTTCTGCCTGGCGTTTTAATTCGCGGTTGCTTAAATCCTCATAAGGCATTTTGTAATAAGAGAGAATCGTTTGATAATCCGACTTTGTCATGGATGTTGAAAACCCCGACATGTAATGCACCAATGAATGTATAACTGCACCTTCCTAAAGAATCATAACCTATTAAAAGGGGATAAAAAAATTGTAAAATGGAGGTAAAGGGACAAGGGGGGCTTAATTACAAAATTATTTTTTCAAAAAATACTTGCAAAAATAAATATAAATTCATTATAGCTGAAGTGTCGCACAAATAAAATTCAAACCCGCTGCTGTTGTTACATCGTTTATTTCAAGGTTTAGACATGGCATCCATTTCGGCGCCCACCATTTCGGCGCCCACCATTTCGGCGCCCACCATTTCGGCATTCATGAATCGGCTGCAACTCAGCGGCAACAAGAGCAAGGTCGTGGTGTTGGACGTGGATGAAACCATCGGCTACTTTGTGCAACTGGGCTTGTTCTGTGACGCGCTGACGCGGTTCGCTTGGAACAACGATGTGAACATGCAGTACGTCCATTTCAACGCGCTGATGGATGCATTCCCCGAATTCCTGCGCCCTCACATTTTAGAGCTGCTGCAGTTTTTGAAACTGAAAAAGTCCGCTAAAGAATGCGCGGGCGTGCTGGTTTACACAAACAACTGCGGCCCGCGCATTTGGGTGGAGCACATCACCCGATACATGGAATCCAAGCTGGGCGAGCCGCTGTTTGACCAAATTGTGGCGGCATTCAAGGTGAACGGCCAGATCATTGAAGTGGGCCGCACCACCAACGACAAGACGTACGACGACTTGCTGCGCTGCACCAAGCTGCCGTCCAACGTGGAAGTGTGCTTTTTGGACGACCAGCTGCACGCCAAAATGGAGCACGCGCGGGTGTATTACATCAACGTCAAGCCGTACGTGCATCATCTCAGCGCAGAGACCATGCTGAATCGGTTCCTGCAGACGCCCGCGCTGCGTTCCACCATGCGTCCCCTTCCTTCAATTTCAAATTCAACCTTGTCGGACCAAATCTTGAACTTCATGCGTAAATTTAGCGGAAACCATGCCCCCAAACATCCGCTGGAACAGGAAGTGGATGCAATCATCAGCAAAAAAATCATGGAGCATTTGAAAACATTTTTTTTGCAAAAAATGAAAAGCATTAGAAAAACGGCCACGTCATTGAAAATGAAAACGCCGGCACAATCAAAAACAATGAAAATCAAGCGTTTTTGAAAACATTTAGCATTTCAAACATTTACATTTATTTGGTTTTTTTTTGTCAACATAAGATATAACCAACAATCCAATTCATTCACCATGATGGCCAGTTTGCTTTACATTGTCTTCCTTTTTTACGTGCTCAGCCCCAACGTGCTGCTGCGCATCCCCCCCAACGGCTCCAAGCACGTGGTTGCGCTCGTGCACGCCGTCGTGTTCGCCGTGGTGTACTACTACACGTCGGGCTACGTGAGTGCCATGCTCGGCTCTTTCTAAATCCGAAATCCGCAACATGTAATACATGCACATACCCATTGTAAAATGTTATGCAAACAACACAATATTTTACACTTACCAAAGTTTACGAAACGATAACACACAGCAATATCCCCAAAAGTACGAATATCATGCCTCGCTTATTACATGATTCATACGCTTTACACCCAATTTTTACTTATTTGTTAGAGAGATCGCCGCATTTTACGGGTTGCCGACTTTTGTTTCTTCGCGATTTGACCAGTGGATGCGCGTCTTGTTCCGCGACTGCGACTGCTGCTGCGACTGCTGCTGCGACTGCGACGTAATGCAGTGCCAATGATGACATCGCGATCCGCATTTGTAATAATGGATTTGAGATGGTTCAGTTTGGTGCGGATCTTTTCTCTCATGCTAGACGTTGTAGAAGCGCGGTTGGGAGAAACTCTTGACCTATTGCTTGACTTCTTATTCATCAGTGTTTTAGAAAACCCGACACTATGAGCAAGTTTACTGTCAACCTTGTTCGCCTGCCTACCGCCGATGTAGCCCTGTATTTTATGCGATGCAAGTGCTGTACTGAGGGTCTGTGGACCGATGTCTTCGCCCCGGCCAACATTGATGCACGTATGTCCCCGAGCACCGAGCCACTGGTTCTGAATTGCTATAATTTCGGCAATGGCTTGCCTGAATGATTCAGGGTCAAACATTTGCACGGGGGCACCGATGTGTTCTCTTGCTTCTTCTCGCATGCTAACAACGTGCCACAATCTCAAAAATGAACGAGTAACCGTTTTTGATCTTTCCATTTCTTCAGAGAATGCCGGCGAAATCCACATGTCTGGAAAATTAAACCCCGGTGGTTGTGGTGCATATTCATATGGCACCGTTTGTGTACCGCGTGCAGTCAAAAGTGTCGTACTTGGAGTTGAATGACTTACGACGGCGTTGCCGACCATTACGCACGTTTTGTTTTTCACCGTAAATGTGGTGACATCGGGAAGAGGGGAGACCGATGGCTGTGCTTGGAATCTAATGGGAGCGATCATTGGGCCTGGCCTCACTATGTCATCTGGCATGCAGAATAACAATGACAGCGTGGATACATGAAACATGAACGTCAAGTCAAAATGAAACCCAATGTTAGTTTGATCCCGACGAACATAAAAATCAATCAACATGCTGTGTTCAGGACACTGTGGAAACTCCTCACCCATTTTACCATACGTAAACCCCATCTGATACATGACATTTTTCATCAACAACATTTCAATATCGGGAGTAATCAGTTGGCTGTACTTTGCGTGATCCATGTGTGGTAGCTTGATTTCATTATCAAAGCGATTGATTTTCTCGTAATCAATGGATTGTTTCACACAAGTTCCAGCTGCAATATTGATGGTGTACAAATAAGGCAACCTAAACAAATCATCCATTCTATGTTCATTTGCAGTCCTCAACATTTGACAAATGCCATCGGATAAACGATCTGGCACGTTGAACCGTGCCGCAACCACAGTTTCCATTGGACACTGCGGCAGTGATAACTGGCCAAAAACATGCACATCTTGCATGGTATGGAAAAAATCACGGTTGGCTTGCACCGCGTCAATTGTGAATAAGTAATCCGTCCCGTTCACATGGTATGCAGTGTTTCGGCCCAATATCAATCTCGCATTCATTAAGTGGGTGCAATAATACGATTCAGTTGACCATCCTGTAATCGCTGGAACCCCTGTGGGTTGATAAAACTGGATTGTCTGGAATATCTCGGCATTTTCATGTGAAACCGGTACAACTACCTTAAATCCAGACGGTTGTTGGCTTGCAAACGTTAATTCAATCCTTTTATCTCTATCCGTGGTTGCCTGATCCAACTTGAATGCACAGCGAATAATATTGCCAATAGGCAAGGTCACCACAACATTGCCATCTTGCCCGATGAACCATTGAAACTCCATTACATGAGGCGTCTCTAACATGCCATTGCAGGTCAAAACACGCAATGACTGTGCGAAAGCAATGTCGTAAGGTTGACCCCAAATCACTTTGTCATACCGATCGCCCTGTTGAATGTACAGACAATTGGCGACAGCTTCATCTTGTGCTGAAAATTGAGCTGGCGGCGCAGGTCCTGGCGCAGGTCCTGGCGCAGGTCCTGGCGCAGGTCCTGGCCTGTGCGGGACCACTCGGATATTGATGCGGTTCAATGACAATTCGCTCACATTCCTAAAAATGGATGTGTCTGGGAATGGGGTCACTAAAACCCAATCACTTCGTCTTGCGTCAGTTATGAAATCATTTCTTTCCTTCTGCACATTCATCAACGTCACTTCTTGTGGCATGACTTGCCCGGTCGCAAGAAGATCCATTAATGACAGTTGATACTCGTGCGTTTTTACCATTTTTTTGCTGCATGAATCCAGCATTGAGGGAGTCAACTGTTGAATGGTACTGATGGGAATGTAGGGGTTGTCGCAGTAATAAAAATAATGTATGTCTTTGGTTCCGTCATTGCGAATGACTTCAATGATTGTACCGTACAACATGTCACCAAATTTGGATTAAATTGTGTATATATGCTATATACGTATATATGCTATATACATAATCAATAAAATAATTACAGTTCATTCCACGTTCTTAAGTTCGGTGCGCGTGGAATTGTTGAATGTGCGGTTGGCCAGATTGAAGCAGTCCGGATTCACGGGATCAAACCTCTCGGTTTTAAATAACAGCGGATGCGTTTGCTGGATTTGACGCGAGTCAATGCGCACGTTGTACAAGTCGCTCTTGGATGACGGCACGTATTCGGATTGATCGCACCGCTGCAGTCCGAAAAACTGGTTGCGCAGAGTGGATTCCACGTTGACCGCCGTGGCGTAGCCGGACCACGGGGCCACAGCGGTGCCCGGGTTGAACACGTGCTCCGGATTGTACACGGGAAAGGTCGCGAGGGGCACGGTGGCTTCTTTGCGCTGGTCCAGAATGGGCATGACCGCGTACTTGGTCAACACCGGGCGCGCGCACATTTGGGGCTGCAGCGGGGCAGAAGGAATGTTGCGCTCTCTCATACGCCTACTTAATTCTTCGGTGCGCTCTTGCTGACACAGCGCCACCCCGCGGGCCACCCCGTAGAATGGCTCGGGCATTGGAAGTTTGTGCAAGACGCGGTTTTGAGGCTGCTGTGCTTGAGGCTGCTGTGCTTGAGGCTGCTGTGCTTGAGGCTGCTGTGCTTGAGGCTGCTGTTGCATTGCGGTGGTAATCCAATGGTTATTGTTATAGCGCGATATTTATATTTTTTTGAACAAACATTTAAAGAGTTGAATGGATTGTTTATATCAAATAACCAATAACCATGTGCGGCATTTTTTATTACGAAGCGTTTGGATCTTCCCGTATTCCCATGCGCCTGTTGCACGAGTTGCAAACCAATTTTGCTAAAATCTCTCATCGTGGTCCAGACAATAGTCGCTTCGTTGTGAGTCACAACGTTGTGAGTCACTTCATTATGAGTCACTTCGTTGTGCAGGGTCAGCGTTGCATCGGGTTTCACCGCTTGGCCATTAACGGGTTGACTCCCGCCGGCGACCAACCGTTTTCGCTCATGGGCTGCGACCTCATTTGCAACGGCGAGATTTACAACCACCGGCAGCTCATTGAAAAGCACGGGCTTAACTGCACGAGCGGTTCCGACTGCGAAGTGGTCATTCATTTGTACACGTTGTTCAATGGCGACATGTGCGCCACGCTGCGCGAGTTGGACGGCGTGTTTTCGCTGGTGCTCATTGACCAAGAGCGCGACTTGGTGCACATTGCGCGCGACCCGTTCGGCGTGCGCTCGCTCTACATCGGCAGTTCCAGCGACTACGAGAGCGACATTTCGGTTGCCAGCGAAATGAAGGCGCTGCAGCACTGTGCGCACGTGGAGCAGTTTCCCGGGGGGTGCTGCATGACGCTGTCCAAGACGAAGCAGACCTTTGAAACGCAGTTGCAGGCGTATTACCCGAAGCTCACTGTGGACGATGCCCAGGACGTGCCGTACAACTACAATTTCGGCACGGCGTCTTTTGGCGACGACGTGAATGCCTCGCTTGAACAATTAGAAATGCGCGCGTGCGCCTTGGCGCGCGACTTGTTTGAGGCGGCGGTGTGCAAGCGGCTGATGAGCGAGCGCCCCGTGGGCTGCCTTTTATCGGGCGGCTTGGACAGCTCCATCGTCACCGCGCTAGTGGTAAAGCACTCACCGGGCACAACAGTGAACACGTACGCGGTCGGCCTGGAGGGTTCCGTGGACCTGAAGTGGGCGCGGCGCGTGGCGGAGCACCTGGGCACGCGGCACCACGAAGTGTGCCTGACGGAGCAGCAGTTTTTGGACGCCATTGACGCCACCATTTACCAGATTGAGAGCTACGACACCACCACCGTGCGCGCGTCGGTGGGGAATTACTTGGTCAGCAAGTACATTTACGACACCACGGACAACGTGGTGATTTTCTGCGGCGACATGAGCGACGAAATTTTCGGATCGTACCGCGGGTTCACCAAGGCGCCCAGCGACCACGCGTTTGCCCGTGAAAATACGCGCATGGTGCGCGACGTGCGCTACTTTGACTTGCTGCGGTCGGACAAGAGCATCAGTGGCGCCGGGCTGGAGGCGCGCGTCCCCTTTGCCGACAAGGCGTTCTTGGAGTTTATAATGAGCCTGCCGCCGTGGATGAAGCGGTTCGGCGAAGGGGCCGAGCATGCGGTGGAGAAGCACCTGCTGCGCCGGGCGTTTGAGGGGCTGCTGCCGGAGGACGTGATGTGGCGGCGCAAGGAGGCGTTCAGCGACGGCGTGAGCGGGCACGACCGCACCTGGGTGCAAATCATCAAAGAACATGTGGACAAGCGCGTGAGTGACCTGGATGCAAACGATTCGGATAAGTTTAAGCACAATGCGCCGTATGACAAGGAGAGCCACTATTACCGGACTGTGTTTGCCCAATGCTTTCCTGGAGGGGGGCGCGCCGAGACCATTCCGTATTTCTGGAGGCACCCGTTTTGCGAGGGTGTTCTTGATCCGTCCGCGCGATTACTAAAGGACGTGTACTCCGCGGAGAACCAAAGTTAACGGAGAACCAAGGTTCTCCGCACCTCTCCTAATCCGCACCTCTCCTAATCCGCACACACTGGGAATCGTCTATTTCATCTATCAATTTGGACAATTGTACTTCAATAAAAGAGTGGTTTTATTTCAATGGAAAATAAAACATGGGAACGCATTTGTCCACACACTCATCAAACATCAAACTGGGTGAATTTATGATAGGATGTTTATTGCATTTCATCGCGCTGAAACGCCCCGCATTTGCATATTTGTACATAATATGCAATTGATTAATTGATTGTTTGTTGTTGTAAAATGAACCTGAATTTGGACGCCGTGGATCACGTCACGCTGGACCTCATGGTAAACCAGCCGCAGTACGAGCGCTACTTGCGCGCAAACGAAGCCGACTTGACCGGGAAATACGAAAAGGCCAAGCGCTTCTACAAAAAGAGGATTATGGAAATGACGCGCGACTTGCTGAAGGGCGACACATTGACCGACATGTTTGTGCTGCAGTCCTTTGACGCGTATGCCAAGGCGTGCATCACGTACTTTAGGAACAAGGACAAAAACGACACGCTGCAGGAAGAGCACATGGCCGAATGCGTCACAGTGGGGTATTTGCCGCCCATTGCGGAAACCGACTTGGGCAATGATGACGGCGACGGCGACGGCGACGGCGACAACCATGACGACACAGTTCTGACCGATTCATCCAAAAAAAAGCTGGAACTATTGATGTCGTTTGACAAACACAAGGCACAAAAAATGCCCACACTGGACACGTACGTGATCAAAACCACACCAGCAACGGCATCATCCACGGCGCCCATCATCCCCAAACACCGAGAGATAAACCTGGATGACCCCAAGTTCAAAACCAAGGACATTAAGCCCAAAAAGAAATGAAGAAATGAAGAAATGAAGAAAATGAAGAAATGAAACAGACCTGAATGTTTGCACATTTTTTTATTTTTTTATTTTTTATAGTGTAGTAGTGTAATGGTGTACATACGAATCACAAATTATGAAACCGAAACCGAAACCGAAAAAGCGCTCTCATCGTCGTGGGTCCCGATCCCGTAATCGGACCAAGCGCCGCCCCCAATTTGAGCGTCTGAAGTGCGGCCCCGTTCAAGAAAATTATTTCACGTGCTACGACAACGACACGCTGCACAAATTGAGGGACGGATGGAACGTGCGCCACCCGGACGTGCGCATTGAAACCAACGACCCGAAAGAAATTTGGACAGCAATGAAGGACCGCATGAAGGGCGTGTGCCGCAACGAAGCGTGCTGGATGCAGAAAATCACGGGAGTGGATCCTGCGGTTGTTTCAAACGCAAATGGAACGTTTGCGCCGGAAGCCCCGAAGTCCTGGACGCGCGATCCCGACGAATGGCTCACCAGCGAAGACATTGAGAACGTGATGAAGCAGTACGAAGACAAGTTCCCCGCGTTTGAATTTTTGGGACCGTCACCCAGCGATTACAATGCACCCAAGCTGGCGGGGGTGTGCGTGTGGGAAGAGTTGTGCAACTTCAGTCTGAAAAAATACGTGGATGCCGGGACGCACAAAATCGGCGTCATTTTCAACACGGACCCGCACACCGAAAACGGATCGCACTGGGTGTCGGTGTTCATCAACATAGGTGACGCAACCAAAAAAGAAACCAGCTACATCTTCTTTTTTGACAGCACGGGCGACCGTCCACAAAAAGAAATCCGCGAGTTTATAAAAACCGTGACGCAACAAGGGCGCGCTGCCGGCATCCGGTTCAAGTACCACGAAAACCGCAAGGAGCATCAGAAACGCGACACCGAGTGCGGCATGTACGCGCTGTTCATGATTGTGAACTTGATTGAAGGCACGCGCACGCCGGAGGAGTTCATGCGCGGAGACCGCATCCCCGACAGCCACATGCTGGAATTTCGCAAAGAGTATTTCAACCGAGGAGGCAGCATTTAGTGTGTCTTAGTATTAGTTTTTCATTATGTTTTCATTTATTTTTATATAAATAAATGGTATAATACCAGACCGCATCCAACGTGCAACCAATGGCAACCTTCACTGACACCAATTTTACTTACGCGGTGTTGTCTGATGCCAATAAAACGCTGTCCATCGTGGGTTTGAACACAGCCACCTATTCGGCCACCAACCTCAACTGGGGGCCCTTCCCCCAGATTCCGCTTGTGTATGCTGGTCCCAATGCCACATACAACGGTGGCGGAAATGCGGCCAACGCGTACCGCATCACTCAAATCGGCACGTCGGCTTTTGAATCCAGAACCGCTTTTTCAAACACGACGCTGACGCCCACCTTTTTGACGAGCAACCTGACGCACATTGGCGACAAAGCGTTCATGGCGGTGAAACTCGTCGGAACCCTTACCATTCCAGAAAACATTGTCAACATTGGCACCATGGCGTTTTACAACTGCACCCTCATCACGAGCATCGTGATCGGACAAGTGACGAATTCGGACGTGGTGTCGCACCTCACCGACTTGACGGCCGTGTTGAATCAAGAAATCCTGGATCGCAAAAACGCGGACGACTCCTTGAACCTGCTGAAAGCGCCCATCAACAACGCCGCGCTGACCGGAACCGCCACCATTCCCGTTGCCAGCATCGCCAACGCAGCCATTTCAACCGCAAACATCGGCACGGCGGTCGTGGCAACCGCGGTCATGCAAACCGCCACCGTTGCAACCCGGCTGGAGGTTTCGGGCAACATGGCGTTTTCTGCCGGCAGCGTCACCACCACCGGGCAGTGGGACTTTGCCACGCAACCCAAACACAACGCCGACGTCATTGCAACCGAACCGTTTGTTGACAACAAAATTGCAGCCATTGCGGGTGAAGGCACCACCAGCACGCTGAACACGCTGACGGCCTTGGCCACGGCCATCGGGAACGACCCGTCATTTGCAAGCACCGTGTTGAACGGCAACACGAACCTGCTGACTTCCATTGCGGCCGAAGTGAGTGTGCGGACTTCGGCCGTCGCGTCGCTGTCCACCTCCATGAGCGCATCGGCGTCTTCGCTCATTGTGAAAAACTCGGCGCTCAGCACCGGCCTCAGTACCGAGATCAGC